GAAGGTCCACTTGACCGACCGCAGGAGCATCGTGATCGAGAAGAGGATAGCGCCCGCCGTCGAGTCGCCATTGGCCATTTCGAAGTAGGTCTGCCGGCCCCTGATCCCGACCAGTTCGCGCTGGTATTCCTCGCGGATGTAGCCGGAAAAGTTGCGCAGGCCGCTTGTGCCGACGCGGGTCATCAATGGGTAGGTGCGCTTCGCTTCGGCTTCGTTGAAGTCCGCCATTGTGTAAAACGCCCCGGCTGATCGGCCCCTGATGCCGCGCACCATACCGCAGGTCTTGCCATTCGGACAAGGCGGCTCGTTTGACGGCTCAGAGGTTGGGGCGCCACGCGCTCGGGCGAACCCCGCCACCGACGGCTGCATTCGGCGCCACGATGCGGGTCATCAGGTCGGTAATCCCCCAGATCGCCGCGTCCGCGCGGTCCGGGCTGCCCTCGCCGACGTAGCCGGTCACGGTCATCGCCATCATCTGGTCTTCGAGGTCTGGGAAGGTGCCGACGTGCTGCACGCGCCCGAGTTCGTAGAGGGCCGCCACCGGCTCCGCCCGGACGGTCTTGCCCCGGGTGGCCGTCACCAGCCGCACGGGGATGTTCGGCGCCGCGTTCTTGATAACGCTCTCGACCATCGCCCCGCCGAAGTTCGCTTCCGCGACCACCCGGTCGGCATCCCAGTCGTCGTAGGCTTTGGCGACGCGCATGGCCCAGTCCCTCGGGCTGGCGACGAGGGTCGCGTCTTCGAGGACGAAGAACCGGTCTTCCTCTTTCGTCTTCCCGAAGATGGCGGCGAGGACGACGATGCCGATGGCGTCGCTGGTCGAGTTCGCGCTGCCCGCACCCGAAGGGTCGACCGCGACGACCACCCGGTCGAACCGGGCCGGCATCGACGACCGCAGGAACATGTCCGCCGTCCACAGGGCGCCGGGAATGTCCGTCAGGAGTTCCCCAAGGAGTTCCTGCCGCCCGAGGCGGGTGCCCTCGTATCGCCCGCGCAGTTCCTGCACCGCCATCGCCGAGAGGTTGGCGAGGTTGTCCATGGTCGACGCGCGGGTGATGACCACTGCCGGGTCACCATCCTTGAACCGGGCGTTCAGTTGCCGGAAGAGCGGCAGCGGCTTGGGGGTGGACGTCAGGAGCATCCGGGGCTGTTCCCGGTTCGGCCCCATCCGCCGCAGGCCGAACGAGGCTTGCGTGTAGACCTCATCGGCCTTCTTGCCCATCCCGGCGAGTTCGTCCAGCCATGCCCCGTTGTGTTCGGGGCCGCGCAGGCGCTCCGCCGCCTCTGCGGTGAAGCTGTTGATGCGGCTCCCGTTCACGAAGTCGATCCGCCACGGCTTGCGCAGGACTTTCTTGACCTTGTGCGGGAACCGCTCGACCAGCCGCATCAGCCCGGACGGGCCATCGAACGTCACCTTGTCCAAGTCGTCAAAGGTCGGGCTGATGACCGCGTGCTGGAACCCCGGCCACCGGTGGACCTGATGCCAAGACCATTCGGCGCCCGTCTTCGTCTTCCCCGCGCCGCGCCCGGCCTGCATGAGCCATGTCATCCACTCGCCCGGCGGCTCGATCTGGTCCATCCGGGCGAAGAATTCCCACGGCAGGCGCCGGATGACCCATGCCTCGAATTCCGCCTTGCCCTTGCCGGGCAGGAAGGCGTTCCGAATTGCGCGCCGCAGCGGCGGACGGGCGACCGCGTATCGGGCTGCCCAGCTTGCCGTCGGAGGCGGCTCCTTGCCCCGCTCATAGTCGGTTGCCTTCGTCGCCGGGATCCGCACGTCAGCCCCCGGCGGCCTTCGGTGCTGGCCGGTAGCGGTCCATCAGGCTTTCGAAGCTACGGCTGATTTCGAGTTCCGACGGTCCCTCATCCTCGGGTGCCACGGGCGGCGGGGCGTCTGCCGCAGCCGGATCATCGCGCCAGCCCATGCGGGCCTTGGCCCAGAAGATCGCGCACTGGGAAAACTTGCGGTGATTCTGGTCGCTGGCCGCCGCGAACAGCGCGTTCGCGACCTTGAAGTTCGCTTTCGAGACGCCGAAGCTGATCGCCTCGCTGTAGGCCTGCATCTCGCGCTCGGAAAGCTGCAGGATGTGCTTGATGTCCTTCCGGGTCAGGCCGATGCCGGCCATGCGCTCGACGCTCTGCGCCACGGCGCCGTCGACGACGACCGGGAGTTCGTCCCCCTTGGTCTCCGCCATCTTCATCGCGATGATCTTGGACTTCGGTGCCGGCGGTTCCTCGGGTGGCAACGGCTGCAGGCGCGGGCGACCGCGCTTGCGCGGCGGCTCTGCGGCCTTCTCTGCCGGCTTGGGCGCCACTGGCACCTCGCCCGTGGGCTTCGTCGTGAAGCGGGGCCGTGCGATGATGGGCTGAGGTCCATCTGCGACCTTCGGAGGGGCTTTTGCGACGTTGTCGACCATCTTCTGTGTCATGCTGCACCTGCCATGCTGCGGGTGTCGAAGGTTTGCCCGGTCAGGCCGTGGACGGCGGCCTTGCCGGTGACGCGCTGCCACCGCTCGATCATCGCGTCACAGGTCTCCGGGTCCGGGTCGAAGCCTACCACCTTCCGATGGGTCTGCGAGCCCGCCAGAAATGCTTCTCCCGCGCTCTCGCCCGCGAAGAGGTCCACCACCCATCCTCCGACCGGGACATGGCTGCGCAGGGGCCGCACGAAGGCCTGCACGGGGTGATCAGCCTCGGAGGTCCAAACGGTCGTCTGCTTGCGCCCTCCGGCCCACGGCGGGCCGCCTGCCTTGGCGCAGTAGAGCCCGAGGCGGTGACCGGTTGCAAAGCCCTTGGCGCGCGGCTTGGCCTCGGTCGGGATGACGATTTGGGCCCGGACGTCGAACCCTGCCTCAGCCGCCGCGTGGCCGGCCACATGACTGCGCAGACCGGGGGTCCAGAGGTAGGTGATCTTGGCCGGCGTCTTCGCGAGCAGTTGCGCCAGCAGCCCGGCGCCGACGTCGTCTGGCACGCGGGTGCAGACCATGACCGCGTCCTTCGGCACCATGGCCTCGACGACGCCCGGATCTCCGCCATCCGCGCAGATCAGGAGGCTCTGGCCCAGCTTCCAGATTTCCCCGGGCTGGATGATGGACGGACGCTCTGGCGGCGGCGACGGAGGATCCTTGGGGGCAAATTCCGGGAGGTCGAACGCGGTCAGGCTCACGTCGAAATCGGCGAGTTGCAGGAACCGGAGTTCCTCTCCCAGCACGTCCTTGTCCCATGTCGATCCGATTTCGGCCAGCCGGTTGTCGCTGATCAGGAGGGCGCGCTTTTCGGCATCGCTCAGGCTGTCCATGCGGACGCAGGGGACGGTTTTCAGCCCGAGGGTCTTAGCCGCCTCGAGGCGCCCGTGGCCGATCAGGACCGTGTTGCCTTCGTCGATGACGATGGGCTGGGTCCAGCCCCACTCGCCGATGGCACGGGCCAGCGCGCGGACCTGTTCCTGCGAATGCGTCCGGCTGTTCTGCGGATGCGGGTGCAAAGCCTCGATGGCAACTTCGGTGATGTTCACTGGACAATCTCCACCACGCCTGCCTCGGTGCCCGGCTGCCCAGCGGGGTCCGGCAGGTCCACTTCGACGCCCGCCCGAATGAGGCGCGGCTTCTGGCCGGTGAAGCGGGCCCAGCGCATGGCTGCGACGTCGCAGTATTCCGGGCTCAGTTCGATGGCGATGCAGGTCCGTCCGACCATCTCGCAGGCGATGATCGTGGTGCCGCTGCCGCTGAACGGCTCGAAGATCGTATCCCCGGGCGCGCTCAGGGCGAGGATGGGGCGACGCATGGCCTCGACCGGCTTTTGCGTCGAGTGCTGGGTGACGAACCGGTTGTGACCGAGTTCCCAGAACGTCGACAGGGCGGGACCGTGCCACTTGGCCTTGGCTTTCTTGCGGGTTGCATAGAACGCGGGCTCGTGGCCGTGGTGATAGTGCCCGCGCCCGATGGCCGCCCGGTTCTTGGCCCAGACGACCTGCGCCTTCACCTCGAAGCCAGCCGCGACGAGGCTCTCGTGGACCTCGTGCGCCCGGGTGCCAGCGTGCCAGACAAAGGCGGCGGGCCCGGTAAAGCCGGACCAGACCTCGCGCCAGTCCGCTTTGTCATCGTTCAGGACGACGCCCTTGGCCGAGCCCTCGCTGCCAATGCCGGCCTCATCTCGCCATGCCGCGTCGTAAACCACCCCGTAGGGCGGGTCTGTAACCATCGCCACCGGCTTTGTTGCCATGCAGGCCGCCAAGAGGTCCGGGTTCGTCGAGTCGCCGCAATGCAGCCGGTGACGCCCGAGGATCCAGACGTCGCCGGGTTGCGTGAGGGGGGTAGCCGGGGGCTCCGGCACTTCGTCTTCCTCGACCGACTTGCTTTTCCGTGCAACAGGCTCGGGGATGTCAAATCCTGTCACCGTCACGTCGATCCCGGCTTCCATGATCGCGCGGAGTTCTTCGCCAAGGATGGCCTCATCCCATCCGGCGCCGAATTCGTGCAGGCGGTTGTCCGCGATGATCAGTGCCCGGGTCTGCGCTTCGGTCAGGTCGGACCGAACGACGACAGGGATGGTCGGCAGGCCGGCCAGAATGGCCGCCTCGGTGCGCGCGTGCCCGATCAGGATGAAACCCTGCCCGTCGATGACGACCGGCTGGTGAAAGCCGAAGGTCTGCATCGCCTCTGCCAGCATCTCGATCTGGGCAGCCGTGTGCTTGCGGCTGTTCTTCG